GACACTCGTTGATGACATATCTCCTGCTATTCTATCTTCTCGTTCAGAGACATTTGTCCAGAGACGATTTACTCCGACTCTGACCAAGATAGAAGATCAGACATTACGATACGCAGTTTCACTTACGGCACCTGATGATGTAAACTACATCATAACTTCTACTTCCTTCTCATACAAAAATAAAATTTGTGTGTTGAGAAATAAGTTAGGTTCAAATAAACTAGAAGTGTTCAATACCGAAGATAAGATAGTAGTCGTTGATAATGTAGGTTCCTATGAAGGAGACACTGTTAGTATCGTAGGTATACAGGTGGATAACTATATTGGTACTGATCAATTTATTAAGGTGATAGCAAAACCTTCGAACGAGAGTGCGTTAACTCCTCTGAGAGCAGACATTTTAGAAATAGACAATACACAAACAACCACTAACATAGTTGAATTAGACACTGCGGTGGGTAACTAATGTCAAAGAAGGATGCCACATTAACTGATATTGGTCGGAGGGAACTCGGCAACTTCACTACTCATACAGTAGAGAGTATTCTTCCCGGATTCTTCCAAGAAGATTATCCTAAACTTGTTAGTCTATTGACTCATTATTATGATTTTCAGCATAATGGTGATTCTCCTGCCAAGATGATTCACGGCTTATTTTTAAATCGAGACATCACGCAAACAGACTTAGAATTATTATCATATATTGAAGACGAACTGCTGTTAGGACAACAGTATTTTGAGGGATTTAAAGATAAACGAGCATCAGCAAAATATTCCAACCAGTTGTATCGTGCGAAAGGAACTAAGTATTCAATTCAACAGTTCTTCAGAATCTTCTTTGGAGTTGACCCCGAAGTAATCTATACCAAAGAAAATATATTTAAGGTTGGGGAAGAGAAATCTACTATTGGTGTTGAGAACCAAAAATACCTTACCGATAATAAATTATATCAGACATTTGCGATATTAATCAAGACGGATATTTCGTTCAATGAATGGAAAGAACCGTATAAGTTGTTTGCTCATCCCGCAGGAATGTTTGTTGGTTCAGAAGTTCAGATAGTATCAGCAGTGGAAGATGCCCTGAGTGCTCCATTAGTCGTGCTTGAACCACCACCACCTATTGCGGTTCATGCGACTGCATTGTTCGGAGACTTTGGTAGTACTGATATGACAGCACTTGTAGATGACGAATATATAGATTCAGCAGGGGTTCTAAGTAGAATTAGACCAGAACTTATTTCACTGGATACTTTCTCATTAGAGCAGATACAAACTATTGAGAATCAGTACTCATCCTTGAGGGAGGCACAGATCGCAGGGTCTCCAACATTCGATGATTCGGATCAATTCCAGACTAATGGTATGGACTTGAGTAATGCCTTCGCATTCGAGACAATAGATCAAGAAAAACATCAGTGGTTTAGTGGAGACTCTGATCAATATGTGAAAAGTTTCACATTATAACTTATAAACTCTTATAAATAGTAAGAACAACAGGAATATGAAATGGCACGACAGACATTAAATAGAGGCACAGTAGCAAACGATGGTACAGGTGATACCCTACGAACTGCCGCACAGAAGATAAATGAAAACTTCGGAGAACTATACACTGCCATTGGTGGTGATAGTGCGACTGCGACAGTAAGATTAACTGCCGCAGGAATTGAGTTTGAAGGTCAGTCAGCAGATGATCACGAGACTATTCTAAGTGCCGAACCCACCGCAGACCGTGCTGTTAGAATACCAGATGCGAGTGGTACCATAGTACTAGATTCTGATACTCAGACATTGTCCAACAAGACCATTCTTGTTCCCACAATGACAACACCAAAGATTCGAGATGCCAATGCGAGTCATACCTATAATGTAACAGTGGGTGACATCACTGCGAATCGCAACATTGCCCTTCCTGTATTGGGTGCGAGTGATACCTTTGTATTTGAGAATCATTCTCAGACATTGACCAATAAGACACTAGAAGCACCGACACTGAATAAAGTAAAGATCGGTGGTATTTCTGGTGGTGCAGTATTATTGGATAGTGGTAGTAATGAACACATCAAGTTTGTTACCACTGCTAGTGCGGTTAACAATGTTACGGTTAAGAATGCCTCGGCAGGTAACTCACCTATTATCAATGTAGAGGGTTCAGATACTAATATATCTCTTGAACTTGCCGCAAAGGGTACGGGTGCTATTGAGATTAAAAACAAACTGGTTCTTGAGAAAGGAACCGATGTTGCATCAACCACTGCGGTTGATCTGACCGAACCTCTAACAATTTTTAACTCAGGTAGTGGAATTAGTCCTACCCTTGGAGACGGAACTATACAGGGTGAAGTACAATACTTCTCTAATATCGGAGCAGGAACAGTAAAACTACAGAATACTGGTACAAATATTCAGGGCACTGATTCTGCGGGTGGTTACTTACAGTTCGATCAGGGAGATGGTTGTATCTTAGTATGGAACACTACTGCGAGTAAGTGGTTCTTGGTGTCCAACAACGGTGTAGTCACATACTAAATTTAAACAGTAGAATAATAGGAACAACATAATGGCAATTTTAACAAATCCAATTAAAAAGCAAGTAATTCAAGACTTGAAGACCGATATGGATTCTTCGGGTACGCACTACTATGCAGTAATTGGTCGTTCTGAGCAGTGGAATGCGACAGATGACGCACCTGCCGCAATCAATAGTGAACGAGAGGAAAGAAACTTCCGTCTCAGTGTACAGTCTGCGAAAAAATTAATTGATGTATCTTTTGTTGTTCCCCGTTACAACTGGTCATCTGGTGCGATCTATTCTGCGTATGATGACGCACAGGTCGGGTATCCTTCTCAGACATACTATGTGATGAATGACGAAAACCAAGTTTATCTGTGTCTTCAACGAGCAGAGAACAACGCAGGACAGGCACAGGTGTCTACTGATCAACCTACTGGTGGTACAGATGGTGTTCCTTTCGATACTGCGGATGGTTACATCTGGCAGTTCTTGTACTCCATCGGTGCGTCATCTGCTACCAAATTTATGTCTGCGAACTATATTCCAGTTAAACTACAGGGCCCTACAGATGGTTCATCAACCGCATCTGAAGTAGAACAACTTGCAATTCAGACTGCCGCAATTCCGGGACAGATTCTTGGTTATGCAATTGACTCAGGTGGTGCAGGATATAGTTCTGCTCCAACAATCACAGTTTCGGGAAATGGTACTTTGGCAAAGGCAGGGGCAACGATCTCTGGTGGTCAGGTATCCAAGGTAACTCTGATTGATAGTTCTGGTTTGTACACTCTAGGTTCTGGTTATGACTATGCCACAGTATCAATAACAGGTGGTGGTACACCAACAAAACCTGCTAAGGTTCGTGCCATATTAGGTTTACCATTAGGACTAGGTGGTGATCCAAGAGATGATCTCCGTGCTACGGCAATTATGATGAACACCAAACCTACTGGTGACGAATCAACAGACTTCATTGTTGGCAATGACTTCCGTCAGGTTGGTATATTGAAGAACCCTTTGATTGGAGGATATGATAGTGCCGGAGCATTATTCACAGACACCACAGGTATTTGTTTGAAGAAACTAAACTTTGCTTCTATAACCAGTGGATTCGTCACAGATGAACTTATCACTGGTGTCGTATCGGGTGCCAAGGCATATGTTGATAAGATAGGAACACTCGAACTTCATTATCATCATACCGAAGAAACTGGATTTGCTGACTTTACCGCAGGGGAAAATGTTACCTCTACCGCAGGAAGTGGTACAACTGCGGCATCAAATCACATCACTACTCCCGAAATTGACACCATGACTGGAGAAGTACTATATATTGATAATCGTTCAAAGGTGGCACGAGCAAGTGACCAGACCGAAGACATTAAACTCGTAATTCAAATTTAAGGTAGTATAGAAGATGCCAAAAACATTTACATCCAATGTATTCTCCTCCTCTTACAAGGATGATTTTGTAGACAGTGATAACTATCACAGAATCCTCTTTAATAGTGGTCGTGCTCTACAAGCAAGGGAACTTACCCAATTACAAACTATTATCCAAGAGGAAATAGGAAGATTTGGTAGAAACATTTTCAAGGAAGGTGGTGCTGTCAATCCCGGTGGGCCAACTATACACAACGATACTGAGTTTGTCAAGTTAAATGTTGCGGGTGAACTCGATGGACTTCCTTCTGATACAAGTACTCTAGTCGGAACAGTCTTCATTGGTGGTTCTTCTTTGGTTCAAGCAAGAGTACTGGAAGTTATTCCTGCCGAGGGTGCTGACCCTGATACATTGTTTGTTCAGTATATAAACACTCAAAATGCAGAGTCAGGTGAAACTGCTATTCGTTTCACACCCGATGAAACGATGAATAACGGTTCTAAGCAGTTAAGAGTTGCAGCGACTGTTGGTACTGACCTCCCTGTCGGTCGTGGTTGTAAATTCTCTAGTTCCGAAGGTGACTTCTTTACTCGTGGACATTTCGTATTTGCAACTGCTCAGTCAATTATCCTTTCCAAATATAGTAGATTCCCAACTGCGACTGTTGGTTTTAAAGTAACAGAAGATATCGTAACATCTGCGGATGATTCTGCGTTATTTGATAACCAAGGATCAACTCCAAACCTTGCCAGTCCCGGTGCGGATCGTTATCGTATTAAACTTACTCTCGTCAACAAAGCAGATGTTGTTGCTGATGAAAACTTTGTGTACTTTGCCGATGTTCTGGATGGTAATATCGTTGATGCCGTAGAGGGCACCGATGATTATAATAAGATTGCCGATGAACTTGCTACAAGAACTAAAGAAGAGTCTGGTGACTATATTGTCGATCCATTTACAATAGACTTTTCCGATTCCGCAGATAATATCACTGCGACTGTATCAAATGGTGTTGCGTATGTGAATGGTTACCGTGGTGATGTGAATACTCCCGTACCACTAATACTTCCCAAATCTCGTACAACCGAGACAGTTAATAATCAATTTACTGGTATTTCCTATGGGCAGTACTTTATTGTTGCAGGAGCAACTTTCAAGGGATTACTTGACACTCGAACCTATGCTACAATAAACCTATCTACACACGCAACCAATCCATCTGGTAGTGCGATTGGTACTGCACGAGTTCGTTATGTCGAAGAAGATGGTTCAAACTACCGAGTTTACCTGTTCGACATTAATATGAACTCAGGACAGAATATAAGAAGCATCCGATCTATTGGTACCAACGCAACCAATCGTGGTATTCCTGTTCTTGAGGGTAGTCAGGCAGTACTGAAAGAAGTTCGCAAAACTAACATGGTCTTTGGATTACCTAATCCTCGACCCAAAGTACTTACAGATATTTCTTACGAGGTTCAACGAATCTTAACTGGTACTGCCAGTGGAACTCAACTACAGTTTACCTTGACAACTTTTGGAGAAGCATTCTCTAACAAATCGCAGTGGATTGTTTGTGATGCGGATGGTGATGTTATATCTCCAACTATCACATTGTCTAGTGGCAATGAAACCGCAACCATTACAGGATTGGCAAACGAAGCACACACTGTTTATGCCAAAGTAAGTAAAGGTAACCCAACAGTTCGTCTGAAAAACCTTACTGATGCGACCGTAACAACCACAGTGACCACTGGTTCTGATGGTGTTAGATTTGTCAATCTGGGTGTCACAGACATCTATGAGGTTTCGGCAGTAAAACTAGGAAGTTCTAGTGGTACTGACATTTCTCACCTATTCACCTTAGACGATGGTCAACGAGCAGGATTCTATGGTCTGGGTCGTATGGTACTTGAGACTGGTGCAACGGCACCGACTGGAAATGTCTATGTGTCATTCAAACACTTCGTTCATGGTACAGGGGACTTCTTCTCCGTGACCTCTTATAATGGTCAGGTTGATTACGAGGACATTCCTAATTTCAAAACTGGAGTGAGAACTAGTGTAAACCTAAGAGATGTTATTGATTTCCGTAATGGTGTGAATTCGAGTAATGCCTTCGTTTCTTCCTCTGCAACCGAAATTCCTACTAATGGTGATACTGTTCAAGCAGATGTTGAATACTATCTACCTCGTACAGATAAGATTGTCGTGACCACTCAAGGTGAAGTTAAGGAAATTCTAGGTGAAGCAGGATTTACTTCTCAGATTCCCGAAACTCCGATTGACACGATGGCACTATTCACCATTGAGCACAATGCCTATGGTCTGAATGACTCGGATGTGGTTCTTACTCCATTCAAAGCAAAACGATTCACGATGAAAGACATTTCCAGACTGGAAGATCGAATCGACAAGGTTGAAGAAGCAACCTCACTAAGTTTGCTTGAAGTTGATACTGCTAATCTGATGGTATTGGATGAGAATGGCAATCTAAGAACTAAGTCTGGTTTCTTTGTAGATAACTTTGCAAACAGAACATTCTGTGATGTAGATAACATTGAATATCGTGCCGCAATTGATCCATCACGAGGACTGTTATCAGTACCTACACTAGAAGATGATGCGATTCTTGCATACGATTCTTCCAAGTCAACTAACACTATTTTGAAAGGTGATACTGTTTACTTGAAGTATACAGAATCTCCCACTATCACACAACCACTTGTATCTGGTACAGAGAATGTAAACCCATTCGCAGTTATCACTGGTGAAGGTAACATTACTATGTCACCCGCAACCGACAACTGGTTCCAAACCAAGTATACTCCTGCCAATATAATCAACAAAACGGCAGTAGATAATACCGAAGTCAATCTGGGTAACATTAGTAGTGGTTTCCAAGAGATGACTATGTCACAGAAACGACAATTCCTTTGGGGTGGTGGCAACACATATGTTCCCATCTCTGGTTTTGGAAGCACCCAATCAAATGTTGGTAGTGGTTGGAGAGGAACTCCCGCATGGAACTGGAGAGGTGTCGTTCAAGAAGGTTCTAGAACTGTTAATGTTGGTAATGACAACGGTGGTCGTAACAACCAAGACTTCAATGTCATTGGTTCTTTCTCACAACGAGTTGTTACTGGTACAAAGACTATTCGTAAGGTAGTTGGTGAAAGAACTGTGTCATTGACCTTCCTACCATTCATTCGTTCACGAAAAGTATTCTTCCGTGCCGAGGGTCTACGACCTAGTACTAGGTTCTTCGCATTCTTTGATAATAAGAGTGTTGATGAATTCTGCCGTATTGAAGATTTCAAACGATACGGTGACATTGCTACAGACGCACAATATGCTAATAGCATGAGAAAGTCAACCTCTCATCCCCAAGGTTCAGCAAACCTTCTCAGTGACGGAGATGGTAAGATCGAGGGTTCTTTCTTCATTCCTTCTAATAAGAATAATCGTTTCCGAGCAGGAACTCGTGAGTTTAAATTACTTGACATTAGTAAGAATGACGATGATGCGGCACTTTCAAGTGCGACATTCAATTATACCGCACAGGGTACTCTGGATACTAAACAGAAGACTATTACTTCTACTCGTGTCACTCAGGTCAGAACTCGTAGGTGGACTCAAACTCTAAAAGTTAAAGTAAAAGACCCATTGGCACAATCATTCTTTGTGACTAACCCAAGTGGTATCTTCGTAACTAAGATTCAGACTTATTTTAGTACCAAGGATTCTACTATTCCGGTTCAGTTACAGATTCGACCAATGGTTAATGGTCACCCAAGTTCGACTGAGATTCACGGACAATCTGTTGTGTTCAATGCTCCAAACCAAGTTAATACTCCTGCTTCACAGACACAAGCAGCGGTAGAGGCAACACCGACTACTTTCGAGTTCGAAGAACCAATCTTCTTGAATCCCGAAACAGAGTATGCGATTGTACTTCTTGCTGAATCTACTGACTACAATGCCTATGTCGCAGAGACCTATGCGTTTGAGTTGGGTTCTACCGAGAAGAGAATCTCTCGTCAACCATCTATGGGATCATTATTCAAGTCTCAGAATGGTACAACTTGGGAACCAGATCAGACCAAAGACCTTGCATTCAAAATCTTCACTGCTAACTTTGAAGCATCTGGTACTGCGGTATTTGAGAACCGTGATGTCGATAAAGAAATACTGGACAACAACCCCATATACATGAGTGCAGATGTGGGAGCAGACAGTGATGCAGTAGTAATGCTTGTTCCTAATCATGGATTTTCGATTGGTGATACAGTAAAGGTTGAAGGACTGGATAGTGCTACAACTTATAATGGTGTAAAAGGTACATCTATCCTTGGTGCGAGAACGATCACAAATGCAGATGGATTTGGTATTCAGTTTAATGCCGACTCTTCTGCGACATCGTCTGGTAGATTTGGTGGTGAGAACATCCTGATTGATAAACAACTTCAATTCGATATTTGTTCACCAAACTTTACTACAATGGTTCCAGATGATACTACACTGGTTTATAGCAGTAAGTTTATCACTGGTAAATCATTCGCAGGACTTGAAACCAAGTATCAGAGAGAGAACAACTACAGTACTGATGTTACTATCGGAGACGAGAATTATTTCTCTGCTCCACGATTGATCGCAAACCCATCAAACGAGTTGAGTAACCTCGGTGCCAACGAGAGGTCAGTATCAATTAAAGTTGATATGGCAACATCTCGACCATCGGTAAGTCCTGTAATTGACACACAGGGTGCGTCTTTGACAACTGAGTCGAATCAGATTGATAACCAGAATAACACTGTGGCAACTGGATTCAATGTTCCATTGACATACTCTGCGGAGACCAATGCGTTTGGTGGTTCTTCACTTGCTAAACATATGTCTGTTGTTGCAAGTTTGGATGAACCTGCTACTGGTATGAAAGTTATCCTTGCGGCACTAAGACCCGCAGGTAGTGAACTGGAATTATATTTCAGAACTGGTAACGATGGTGAAGACATTCTTGGTAAAAACTGGACACTGATTGCACCAGAATCAACTCAGGCACCAGATGCGATAAACTTCCGAGAGTATCGTTATCTGATTGGTGGTGATGGTGGAACACTAGACGAATTCACCGAATATCAATTTAAGTTGGTATTCAAGGGGATTAACACATCGCAAGTTCCGTTCATACGAGACTTCCGAGCAATCGCAATGGCAACCTAATGAGTAATTTCATCGGTGTGGAAGGTAACTCGGATTTGGCAAGATGTCCAAATTCGGGGGCCATTATTAATATAAATAAAGATGAGATAAAAAAAGCAAAAGCATTAAAACTCGCACGACAAAATAAAGATAAAGAGTTCCAAGAGTTAAAACAAGATGTTGTCGAACTCAAAGCACTCCTCAATAAATTAGTAGAGAAACTATAATGGCATCAAGAACTTCACAAGTGACCGTCACCGACATACAGGATACCTTTACTACACTAGTATCCAATCTGAATCATATCTCATATGATGTCGGTTCGACAGGGGGCACTAATGGTTTAAACACAAACGAAGATTCCGATTTAGTTGGTTCTATTAACGAACTTGAATTGGGAATTCGTGGTACCTCTAACAATCTAGTAGCAACTGACCTTACTGACTTTACTGCCAATAACATCGTATCTGCACTACACGAACTTGATAGTGACCTTCACGGTGCGGGTGGTGGTAACGCAAAGGCAGACTTGACCACCAATGCGAATGACATTGTGTCAGGTATCAACGAACTTGAAGTAGGTATCCGAGGAACATCAAACAATCTAGTTGCAACTGATCTTTCGACTACTGCTAATGATTTAGTATCGGCAGTTGGTGAACTTGATAGTGATATCGGTGCGAGACCACATACTAATCTGACCACTGCTACAAAGACTTTGACTGCGGCAATCAATGAACACGATGCCGAGTTAGGTACAATCACTGCGGGTGCAATGGGTACAACCGCATCCACAGTATCTAGTGCGATCTCAGAACTAGAAGTAGAGATTGATACACTTAATACCTTTGTTGAACCTACTCAGGCATTGACCACTACTGCGACAACTGTTGCTGATGCGATCAACGAGCATGATGCTGAGATCGGTGCCGCAACTCTTGCTACATCGGCAACCACTCTCCGTGGTGCGATAAACGAATTACACACCGAGGTTGGTGATGCGATTGGTTCGTCAAACAACACAACCACTGGTAATATTGGACAATCTCTAAACCTACTAGATAGTGCGGTAGGTAATTTAACTTCACTTACTGCCACAATAACTAATAGAACAACCCTCGTAGATGCGATCAATTCAAACAAGGCAGATATTGCTACACTTGATGCCAATGGTGTTGCCGCAAACCAAGCATTGGGTTTACTCAGTAACTTGGATTCCGCAGGATTTACGGGGTCAGAAAGAACAAATTTTGTAAATGCATTGAACGCATTAAGGGCGGACATTCCACTGATATATGACGAGAATGGAACTCAACTAAATTAATCGGAGTATTGTAACACCATGAGTAGTGTTCCATTAAAGTTAAAAGACAGTGCGGCACCAACCGAACTGCAACAAATGTCAACAACCGAAGAGAACTACCTCGCATATCAGGTAGGCCTTGGTTTTGCGGCACTTGATAGTTCGTCTGTAAATCAGTTAGGTGTAAACTTAACAGGTAGCAACCGAACGGTCGGAACTTTCACTGACACATCATATGATTCTGCGATAGGAACTCATAGTAATCTATTGTCACTGACCCAAACTGATACTATAGTCCGACAAAAGACTGGTACGATTGGGGTTAGTAATACTGATTATCGTGTACCCATTTCTATGCGAGATAGTGGTGGTCAATCAATTATCGATGAGATGAATGACACCAAACTAAATCCTCTGCTTGATCGTGTTGCTTCTAGAATATACACCTCCGACTATCCCGGAACATACAAACTGGCAACCTCTGCACCAAGTGGTGATTATTCGGTAAACCTTGCCAATGTAATGACTGACACTAGGTCAGATGGTCATTCATTGACATATAATATCTACAAAAGAAATACCATGACCGCACCCACAACGGTGCGACCATTTGCGATCAAGAGGTCTAGTGGTAGAACAGGTACTTATCAGGGTCTACAGGCAATGACCGATGCTCAGATTAAGTACACTCTTGGTTTGAATATAAGAAATCGAATATCTGCCACTGCCAACTCGGTTGGTTCGTACAAGTTATTAAGTTCCGCAACAGGAACCCCGACTAACGCAGGATTTGCGGGAACTTGGCAAGCAAAGGGAACTGCCACAGATACTCGACAAGATTTAACACTTGCTGACTACACAAGGTCTCGTTCATCAACCTATTCGAGAACAAGGAGTTCAGCATTTACTGCTGACTACACACGAACTCGTGCCTCTACATATTTAAGAAGTTCGACAACTTCTCGCAGTAGTACCTACTCTGCCACCTATACAAAAACTCGCACGAGTAATTACTCTCCTGCCTTTGTCGGTGATTATATTGGTAACTTTACAACTACTACTGGAGCAACTTTTAGTCGTACAAGAGGATCGACACTTACATATCTTGGTAACTATACTGGTGATTTTACCGGTAACTATGGTAATACTTTATCATATTTGGGTGAGTACACAAACAATTTCATTGGAAACTATCTGGGTCAAGATTTCTTGTCCAGTTATTCTCGCACACTATATGTGAGTGTTGACCAAGAGACTTTCTATTTCACTGGTAACTTCGCAACTGCTTACGCAGGTACCTATACTGGTAACTTTGCTCGAACTAGTACTGTAGGTGTCAGTTATCAGAGAAATAGTACCAACACATTCACAGGTAATTACACCAGATTAGCAAGTTATGTTGGTAACTATAGTAATACATTTACCACAGAATCTACTCGTAACAGTCAACGAATCACTGCCAACACCTATGTTCGTCAACGAATAGATACCTATACTGGTGATTTTACTAGAGATCGACAGACTAACTTTGCCAGAAACTTTACGGGTAACTATACTGGTGATTTTACTGGTAATTTTACTGGTGATTATACTAGAAACTTTACAGGTAACTATACCAGAAACTTTACGAGAGCATATTCGAGAACCGTGTTTACTAGAAGTTTCTCGACATATCAAACTGGTAAGGGTATCTGGCAGTACTCTTCTGCTTCCTATGTTGGTGCACCTCAATATTATTCGAGGAATTTTTCAAGAAACTTTATGCGGTATCGGGCACTTGGCACCTATGTTGGTGACTTTACTGGCAACTATGTTGGAGGGGGTTCCTCCTCAGGGCCTTTCGGATCTGGTACAATTTCAAGTAATAATGGATACTATTGGAAAATAACAGAGTTCTATGCCGCTGGCGATTATGAAGCATATCTTCAAATTAAGTGGAATGGGTCAATAGTTTACCAGTCCGGCAACGATCCGTCAATTCCGGGAGTAACAACAATAACCGTAAATGGTGTAACATACACTAGAGGGAGTGAATACGACTCGAATTTTGCCATTGCTATGCATCAAGTATCTGCGACTGGTCAACCAGTTGATTACACCAGAACATCTACTCGTAATTCAACCAGAACGGAGTCCTATCAACGAACTCGTGCAACTGCATTTAGTCAAACCTTCGCAGGTGCGTATGCGAGAAACTATACTGGTAACTTTGTCGGTAACTATGCGAGGGATTTCCAACGCACTGTTCAAGAGAGTTTTACAGGGGCATCTTCATTCACACGAGATTTTGCGGGTAACTTTGTTGGTGACTATGCTAGAAACTTTACTGCTCAGTTTACTGGTGATTATGCTAGGAATTTCGCAGGTAACTATGCAGGTAACTATTCGAGGAACTATTTGGGTAACTATGCTAGGACATTCGCAGGGAACTATACTGGAACAACAATTGGAGCAAGTCCTGTGAACATAGAAACCTATACCTTATATGTAAGAGTTGTATAAATAGTCCTATGGGAACTACGACATTAAAACTTGAAGGTACCAACGGAGACCTCAAGGAAATAACGACTACCGAAGAGAACTACCTTGCTTATCAAGCAGGGTTACATCTTGCTACCTTGGATTCGAGTGATGTCGGGGCAATAACCACATCCCCAACAGGCAATACTTTAATCGGTACTCATACAGATAGTAGGTTTGATGACGGTTCGGGTACTCACGGATTCACTGGTGGTAATGTTCCGATCATTCAAGAAACCACATCTCTGTATCAGAGAGAAGGTGTCGCAGACTTTGCGGGAGACTCTGCCGCATTCCGATACCCCATTGAGTTCGCAGACAACGGTGGAACACCAGAACTACACGAATTAGATTCCTCTGAGATGGATACTCTGTCTGACAGACTAATGTCTCGTATTGCGACATCTGAATATCCCGGTGTATTCAAACTTGCCACATCTGCCCCTAGTGGATATGGTACCTACAAATCAGGTGTATTTGCTGATAGACTACAGACAGGTACCACTGGAACCGTATATAATCTCTATGTAAAGAATACAATGTCTGCCCCGACTGCGGTGAGACCTGTTGCCATCAAGAGAGCAAGTGGACTGACTGGCACCTTCCAAGGTGTCCAAGAGATGTCTGATCCAGAGATTGCTTATACCTTTGGCACACGAGTCCAGACTCGAATGATGAACGGAAGTGGTGTTATCGGAACATACCAGATGCGAAGTTCGGCACAGGGTGCTCCGACTGATACTGGTACTTGGACTTCTCGTGGTACTGCATCAGACTCTCGTTTTACTACAACAACTGCTGACTACTCTGCTGACTACACAAGGACTCGTACAAGTAATTACACTGGTAACTTCGCAAGAAACTTCACCGCATCTTTTGAAGGGACATTTGTGGGTAACTTCCTCCGCAGTTTCCTTGGAGATTACACTGGTGACTATGCTAGGAATTTCGCAGGTGACTATATTGGTGACTATGCTAGGAATTTTTTAGGTAATTACACTGGTGACTATGCTAGGGGTTTCTTAGGTGATTATGTTGGTGACTATGCCAGAAACTACGCAAGAACTCGTATAACAGATTACACAGGCAACTTTACTGGTGATTTTACTGGTAACTATACTGGTAACTACGCAAGAAACTTCTCTGCTGACTATACAAGAACTCGTGTGACGAATTATGTGGGTAACTTCCTTGGTGATTACACTGGTAACTATGCGAGAAACTTCTCTGCGGCATACACTAGAAATCGTGCAACCACATATACTGGTAACTTCGTGGGTGATTACACTGGTAACTTCCTTGGGAATTATACTGGTACATATCAAAGAACTCGTGCAACGGCATATAGTCGTAATCGTGCGGCAACTTTGAGTTATACTCGTGGTCGTGCGGCAACCCTAAATTATGTCCGATATCGTGCAACAAACTACACTGGCAACTTTACTGGTAACTATGGAAGAACCAGTACTCGTGCAAGCACTCGTACAAGCACTCGCACATCAACACGAAGTATTGCCGATATCAAGTCAACCTTTACAGGGAACTTTGCGGGTAACTTTGCGGGTAACTTTATAGGGAACTTTGCGGGTAACTTCGCAAGGTATCGTGCAACAAACTACACTGGCAACTTTACTGGTAACTATAATCGTACAGTGTATTATACTGGTAACTATAGTCGTACAGTGTATTATGCGGGTAACTATACTGGTAACTTCCTTGGTGACTATTACGAGACTTATCAACGTACTCGTGCAACTGCATATAGTCGAACTCGTGTGACGAATTATGTAGGTGATTTCGTAGGTAACTATACTGGTAACTATGCTAGAAACTTTAGTGCCAACTATCAAAGAACTCGTGCAACAACATATACTGGTAACTTTGCAGGTAATTACACTGGTAACTATGCTAGGAATTTCTCTGCTGACTATACAAGAAATAGTACTAGAGATAGCACCAATGTATTTACTGGTAATTATGTTGGTAACTATGCTAGAAACTTTAGTGCCAACTATCAAAGAACTCGTGCCTCTAATTATTCACAGGCATACACTAGAACTCGATCATCCAACTACGCACAGGCATACAATAGAACTCGTTCCTCTAACTACTCCGCAAACTATCAGAGAACTTCCACAGTAGATTCTACTCGTGATAGTCTTGGTGTAAGGACTGTTGATCGTAGTAGCACCTATACTTCTGACTTCGCAAGAAACTTCTTAGGGAACTATGTAGGAAACTATGTGGGAACCACGATTGATACTGGATCAACATCTATTGAGACATATACCCTCTACCAGAGAACATCATAAATTAAACATATATACAACTGAATGAATTAGGAGATTTGGAATGACAAGAACATGGTTTGATAATGCTTTCTGGGAAACACCCAAAAAACAA